GCCAAGCAGGCGAAGCGCATTGCCTCTGGGGTGAACTCAACCAGATCGGTGTCATTCTCAAGATCGAAGTATTTCTTCGCGGCATAGATCGTGATCTGCTTACAGGTTTTTGGAATTCTAAACCGCCTAAAAGTAGGGTTCACATCCTGCGGTTGATACACGGCAAGGAGTAGCTTCTGTCCGTTGTCGGGATTCCATGCATAGACGCGGATTCGGCCTTGCGTCCTCGGCTTGGTCACTCCCCTGATCGAGACAACTCTTTCCGTGGAGAGTGCCATTTCCGGAGGGGCGACAGATGTCACCTCCAGCCTGCGGTATGTCGAATACTCGTCTTGGGCATCGAAGACTAGCTTCACACCAACATCATCGATATCCTCTGCCACAACAGCAATCTGGTATGGGGCCGATGTGTAGTCTCGGAATACAACATGTCTTCCGCCCGCCTCGGTGATTAGCCTGTGGCAAGAGTTGCGCGGGTGAAGGGCATACGAGTCGGTTGCGTTGAACCACTCGTCTGCCAATGATGCGGAATTGTTTCCTATCCAAGCAAGTTTGATTTGGGAATAGCGATTCGGCAGGGTAAAGCATCTGTCTACACAGCAGATGCAAACATACTCAGCGGTTGAATTCCACTCCGCTTTCTCCCAGAGCAAGCGCCTAGCCTCATTGACCGCTTTCTTTGCGCGTTCAATTGAACAAGTGCCAGAATCGCCCACAAAATCGCGGACGAGTTCTGCCATCTCGGCATAGGTGTCAGCCATTATCGTTACCGATAATTATTTGACGGGCTTACCAACAGTCGGGAGAGGCTTCGCGGAGTAGGGCGATTTGCTGACATTGTTCAGCTTTTGATTGCCCATTTCCTCTTTGATGCGGCTCTGTGTGGGCGCTCCATCGAGCGTCAGTTTGGGGTCGGTTCCTTTTAGCATGGTTTTGGTTTATGGTTTATGGTTTTGTTGTTTAAGAAGAATGGATTGCTACCCACTCAACTTCTGAAATGATCGCTGGAGAACCATTGTTCTCACACAAGAAAGAGAATCCATTGATTGACTTGCTGCCAGTCTGAAGAATAAATGTTGGGTATGATGCGCTTCCGGCAGAGGCTGCAAGGCGCGGCGTGAATGCAACCCTAAAGTTGTCGCTTGGCATTGCGGTTGTAAATGTTACAGAATGCGTTGAGTCATTTATTGGAAGCGCGGAAACGGTTCCTTGGCGAACTTGAACATCGGCAAGGATGTTAATTTGATTCTGTAGATTGAGAAGATAGTCATTGATCGTCTGAATCTGCTGTGGGGTGACATCTCCAAGTCCGGGGATGTTGATTGTTCCGTTAGTCAGAACAGTATCAATGAATTGCTGAAATACATCAGTCCAATTACCAGTAGGACAAAAGTCGTCTGGAACATTTGGAAAAATGAGTGCTGGAGATGAATCTTGATTGTCCACAGGTTATGATTGATTGATAGAGTAATCCCAATATCTTTCTTGGCAACACAAAAATGGCGGGCATTCCTCGTTGTTTTCTGGGCAGTCGCCAACCGGAGAGTCTTCGTTGTTCTTGATGTTCGCCATGATTCTCAGCCTATCAATTGTTGCAGACCCGCTTATGTTTACCTTTAACTGGAACTCGCTTCCTTCTATTGCGGGTATCTCCGATATGTTGCTGCAATCTTTGGGATCGGGCGTATTAAACTTGTATCTCTTGAAAAGATTACCTCCCCTTTGTGGAATACAATCAACGGCTTGGGGCTGACATGGATTGCAGCCGAATGTGCTTGGCTCCATCAAGTCATACCAGCAAGGATTGGAGTCTGACCTATACTCAGTCGATGTTGTGGCCTGACCCTTTATCTCGCTCAACCACATTTCCCCGCCGGAAATCCTTTTTCGTAGAAACCTATTCGTGGCTCCAGTTCCTTGAAAGCTGTATCTCCCCGTTGTAAAGAACGACTCAATCGGAACAGTTCCATTCTCGTTATAGTCGTTTTCCTGCTCTTGAGTCACCTCGTAAAGCCTGTTCTTGTTGTCACTATCAAAGGAAAATACAAATCCCCTTTGCTCGCCGCTGATAAGTGCGGTAAGAACTTGTGTAGGTCTTACGCCGGTCCACAATCCGTTCCACCTGAATGAAAGCTGTGCGTCTGGTGACGGGCTTGATGATTGGTCAAGGTCAAGCGCGGTCATCCCCCTATGGTATCTATGAAGTCCGGGTGCAGATGTTCTTTTAATCTCTGGAGCAACAGTTGATAGCAGATAGTTGTCATAATACATCGTGCTTGCAAACTGACGCAGCCAACGCGTGTCTCTATCAACCCACTTGTTCACCTCGCGGGACAGCTTTCTCATGGAAAAGTATCTCCCGAACTCGGATTGGCTATTGGAATAAAACGCCCAACCATCGTGACTACGGAACCAAAGTTCACTATTCACAAGCGTTGTGTATGGGCTGGCACACCCGCGACCAAGAAGCGATATTCGCTGGATTTGTTGTGTTGACCAACTACTCCTTGGTAGACCAACATCCATTGAGAAAGCCCCATTCCCGGTAAGAACAACAAGCTCTCCCTGACCGCGAAGGTTGCCCCCGATATACGGCATCACCTTCATCGCGGTAATGTTGCCCATTGTGCTGGGTGTTGAGAATGCCCCGCCGCCAGACCAATAGGTTATCTCTGTAAAGTTCTCCGTGTTCTTTGTGTCTGTAAACCCGTTGCCATAGATAATGTCGGATGCGTAGATTTGGTTGAATCGATCTGTCACAAATACACGACCAAAGGCATATTCCATCAAGGTTCCTATTGGCATCTGCCTTGCGAGTGGGTTGAGCCTGTATGCGGGTATGTTCAAGTCTCCATCCCAAGCTATAGGATTCTGGTAGCCATTCTGGATGTAAACTCGATCCTCTGCCTGCACGAACCATGTGTGCATCATGCTTCCATCGTTTCCATCAATCAGCTTATAGGCATACGCCGTATTGTTGATGATCTTCAAGAAATAGATAACGCCAGCGACTGAAATAAGAATCCCATCGGCAGACTCATACTTCACCCTTCTATAAGGATATGCCCCTTGAAAATTCCCAACCTGAATATCGTTAACGATAGAATCCGACTGGTTCTCTCCAGCTACTATGCGAATGTTCCTAATGCTCGGCCTAGTGCGGTTGATGCCCCCACGGAATGTTCTATTCACCGACTCAGAGACATAAAACTCTGGCAAATACGATGGGTGCGTAGCCGCATCTTGGGCAACTACACTTGTGAATCCATCGAATACTGAGCCTTCACTTGCCATTATGTCTTAATGATATAATTCATTGCCACATTGACTGGACGAGTTTCAGTGGTTCCAAATGATGGAATTGTGTGTGTGTGGTCAACACTATTTGTTGCTGTAGTTCCAGAAAATGCATGAGTGTGCCTAGTAGATGCGCCCGTTGTGTTTTTGTTTTGAGGGCCTTGCGCTGAAGCACCCGCCGTATCTCCTGCATTAACATTTATATAGCCTTGATATCCATGAGTGTGGTCTGGTGAATCAACTCCAGTTGTTCCAGAAAATGCGTGAGAATGACCTACAGACTGCCCACCTGTAATTCCCGTGTGATTGTGCAATTCGACCCCAAATGCCTGTTGAGTCCCAAGCGCACGAAGTGGGTCAACGCCCCTTCCTGCGTCTAGCCCACGAACAAACATACCACGAAGATCAGGAACATTGAATGTAGTCAATCCGTCTCCAGCGCCGTATGTTGTTCCAATTACTGAAAAAAGCGCAACCTCTGGGCTTGGGTCAAGTGATGTTCTTCCATAGGCAGAGCCATCGCAAAGAAGCCAACCAGACGGGGCTACTGTTCCTGCGAATGGAGAAACTAATCCGGTTGGAGTTCCTCCGGGTATTGTAGATGAGAACTGAATTGATCCGCCTATGATTTGTAAGAAATCTCCATTGACGCCATTGACGAATGAAAGCGCGGTTCCGTTGGATGTGAGAACTCCGTTTCCGGCTGGAAGCAATGATACAAGATTCCCGATCCTCCAATTCGATCCATCCCAATATGCGATGTATTCATCTGCTGCATTTGATGGATTCCACTTCTTGATGGTCCCGTCTGCCTTCAGAACCAAAATGGTTGGGATATTGTCAATCGTGTGCGCATCGAGCAATGGAAGTTTTACTGGATTTGCAAGTGACCCGTCCCGCCACGAAACATCATTATTTTCGTCGTATTGTAAAACTGAAATTTCCGATGGTTCGGCAATCGTCTTTTTGCAGAATCCAGAATCCTCAACCACAATGCGCTTTGGATCGTCTGTTGTTGGAAGTGCTTCACAGGTTTCTGGAACTTGTGTCTCGCACGGCGGGCATGGGTCGCAATTTGTGCAGTCGTTCATATTATGATGTTACGGCTTTGATTACCGAAAAGTTTATGACGGGCGCATCTGTTGCTGTTCCGCCAGTTGTTCTGAATGTTATGTTGAACGATCCGGCGGCAACGGCAGTAACAAGAAGATCATAAAGGTTCGTTCCAGAGCGTTGATTTATTATGACGGTATCGTTAATTTCAACGGCTGAATTGTTTACTGTAAAAGTTGCCGCAGTTGTTGAGCCAGCCGCATTAAGCATCGTTATGCTTCCGCAGACTTTATTAATTGTTACTGGTGTTGTCCTTGATGTTCCCTGAGCAACGGTTCCTCCAGCGCCAGTTGAGTATCCTATTCCAGCAGTAGGAGAAGAACTTTCAATAAAGCCAGTTGAAAAGACATTCCCAACAACATGTAGCTTGTGTAGTGGAGTTGTTGTTGCGATTCCAGTATTTCCATTCTCATCTATTACGAATGGAGTCGTATCTGGGTTTGTATCGTCTTCAACCAATAAACAATTCACTCCTGCCGCAGTGCTGTTGATGTGAACTTTTGCTGTTGGGGTAGCCAGTCCAATTCCAACAAGTCCGGCCCCATCAATAATGAATGGGGTTGTATCGGTTGTCTCATCCTCTACACGAAGTGGCGCCCCCAATCCTTGCTGCGTGATGCGAACCACATCTCCAGCCGAAGAATCCTGCACATTGAGCTTTGCCGAAGGAAGCGCGATTCCTATTCCTACATTGCCGCCTGATGTAAGGTAGACTTGGTTTGTGTTGTTGCTTTTAAGAATTACAGGATGCGATGTTAATGTCCCAACGCTTAGTTCCGTATTCGCATTAGCCAAGAAATTAGCAGTGACGCCACCCTGCTGCGCGATGAATCCAGCAGAGGATGCCCCACCAGTGTCTGCATTGTATGCGCGAACTGCCGTCTGACCATTTTGTGTTTCGATAACATCAACCTTATTGAGTGGCGAATTCGTTCCGATTCCCACATCTCCATTTGTTACTGATTGGAGCGCGACAACTGTTCCATCTACAAGAAGTTTGGCAGCATTTGTAAAGATGCGCGGGTCTGTTCCGCTGGCTTGAATGCGAAGATCATAATCATCAGAGTTCGGATTCTTCAAATCCATGTAGACATTTCCCGCGCCACCTAACTCAATGCGGGTATCACCAACCGGATTGTTTACATGAAGCTCGGTTGCATCCAATCTTGCGAACGCTGAATTGCCACTGGCGTCCCTAGCGACTATGGTATTCGGAGTTGCAGATGCAGTTGCAGAAGTGAATTCGATGTTCCCGCCTATTACCCTTGGGATATCGCCTTCTTCTCCAGTAATGGTTTTCTTGCAGAATGCGGAGTCTTCTACTACGAAAGATACTGCCTCAGTGGTGCTTCCAAGCGGCTCACATGTAACTGGTAACTGTGTTTCGCAAGGCGGGCAGGGATCGCAGCATTTATTCGTGTGGCAACTCATGGGATTATCGTTAACGATATTGTGTTGGATTCTAAATGCAAGTGCTATCTCGCCTCAAAAAGCTCGTATTCCGGCGCGAGGGAATTTCCATTTTGCAGCCCGCTTGGTTGGTAGATTCTTAACCACCATGCCCCGGTTGGCTTCGGTGGTTTTCCTGTCTCGATATGCCAGCCTCCGTATCCATCTCCGTATTCCTCTTTGTATCCAGCGATCTTCACATGGGTCTGGCGGTTGATGACTACATGGTCTCTCCTACCCAGCTTGATCCTTTCTATGGCGACTTGCCAGCTTTCGTGGACATGTCCGCTGCAAACGATATCCGCGTCCGAGACATATACTGCCTGCCTGTTCGTCTGTATGACGCCACGCGTTACGGGGCCACCGCCACCGCTGCCGTGGAAATACCATAGGACAAGTGATGCGTTGGTTCTCTTGTTGTTGGTTATTTGAAAACGGACATATCCAGAGTATCCACCCCGGCGGGCGATGCCACCGTTCAGTCTAAGCCTTTCTGAAAGTCGCTCATTTAGATCAGTTTCATGCGCCTTCTTGATTGATGATTCGTGATTGCCGTTTCCTCTCACAGTCAGAATTGTTTTGTATGGCTCCAAATATTCCGCAGCCGTGTTTACCAAGCTATCCAGATAGTTGTTATTCTGATGCTCTGGCCTGATGTCATTCTTGCTGGCCCGCTTGTCATACTTCCCCTGCATGGCGCAGAAGAAGTCGCCAAAGTCCAATACGGGGGCATTGCGCTGGAGTGCTAGGTCTAAGTGCTTCTTGAGCTTCTTGCGATCACAGTGCGGGTTATCCCAATGGACATCGCTTTGCAGAAGGAACCATTGCTCGTCTCCAACCTTTGGGAAGTTGATGTTGAAGACATGAACATTCCTGCTGACTTCTTTGAATGACCAGCTTGGCTTACTCATACATGTTTCTTTAGTTCTCCCATGAACTTATTGTATTCGGTGGGGTTGAGGTCATTCTTCCTATTCGGGCTGACTGTCCGGTGGTCGGTCACATCTTTTATCGTTAACGATAACTTCTTCATGCGCGGGACGAGATACTCGATTGCCGACTCGATCATTTCTTTGGAAAGCGGTTCTTTGTATGTATCCCCCTCGAAAGATAATCCGAGGCTCCAGCTATTCAGATCAGGCTTGTTCCTCCAGAAACTTTTCCCAGCATGCCATGTCCGCTCGTTGTCGCTTGCCAATACTGTGCGTTCTCCGTCTCGTTTAATGATACAATGGTAGCTCACCATGCTATCTGGATTCAGGCACCACTCTACACTTCCTTTGTATCCTCCAGAGGTGTGGTGTAGAACCACGGCTTTGGGTATGATCACTCTCCCCTTGGAAAAGTTAGGGGTCTGCTTGTAAACTTCTTTATACTTGGAGGTCACTTGTCTTTGAGCGTCCTTGTCGGAAGCTCGTATGAGAAGGTGCCGAAGTCTGTCGACACTCCGAACCGCAGTGTTTCGCAGCCAGAAAGGAATAAGACTCCAAAGAGGCACCATGCCGCCAAACATAAAGAGATGACGATCTTGGAGGTCATTTCTTCTCGCGGCGGAACACCTCGATTGCGCCAATGATGGCGATCGCCGCTGTGCCGATGGCAGAGAATTGCTCCGGGTCGATGTTGATACCGACTAGCGCAGCGATTGTGGTTAACCCAGCCCAAGTTGATTTCTCCTTGAGACGGCTTGTGATGAATTCTACGATTTTCATAGTTGTGTTATCTTCTTCCACATGTAGACGCATGTCAAGACGCCTGCGATGAGGCCGACGAATGCGCCTGAGATTCTTAGTCCTGTTTCGAGGTGCGGGACGAGGGAGATCAAAACCCCCGTAACTGAGGTTGCTGTTCCCATAATTCCGGTAAATGTAGGATGGTCGTTCATACACTCAAATTCTGAAACCCACGGGCGATCTCCTGCGCAATCAAGAGTTCCTGCTGATTAGAATTTAACACCGCAAAGCAACTAAAGCTAATCGGATTATCGTTACCGATACTCGTCGCTATTGTCAGGTATCGCTCGTATCTCATGGCGTCTGGGTTCTTTTCTTCTGTGCAGGCTAGGCTCATACAGCTTCCCATTGACGCTCCACGCGATCAGAGAACCAAACCACGACAGGATTCCACTCTCCTTCGGCGGGCTTTTCAATCTTAACCAGAGGAACTATAGTCGGCGTGACCCAATCTTCGGGTGTGGGATAAGGCGCAAGCGTGTCAAGGCGAGGATTGCCCTCGTCATCCAGCACGATGCTGATCAGTTCCTTGGTTCCATCTGCGAAGATTACTCCGTATGTTTTCATAAATTATGTTCCGTAGGCGACTTCAACTGCATCTACAGATGCAACCCAGCGCCATGTTTCACTGGTGATGCCTGTAGGGCGGATGCGGACATAATCGCCCGCGTCCACGGTGGCGACCTCAAGCGTTGTTCCAGCGGCATTATCTGTGCCGATAGTGATTGGAGCGTAAACTTCAGAAGATGTGGCGGCGACATTCTTCACTGCGTATTGGCGCTCGTATGTGGCGACTGCCGAGCCGTCAGATTTAGTCCCGACCACCTTGATGTTTAGGAAAATGACTTTGCCAGAAGGGATCGTAAGATATGTCGTGGCTCCATCCAGTGCCATCTCGACTCCAGTGTTCGTAGTAGTCTTGCAGCGAAGGACGAAGCGGGCGCGTTGTGCATCGCCGCTTTTTGTTCCGCTAAATGAACCAGAGCAATGTGCTTGCATTCCAAATCGATCCGCCAAACCGCTAGAACCACCCAAAATGCTTGATATGGTAGCAGTCGCATCGTTTCCGAGATATCCCCCAACATTGTTTCGACCGCCGCCACAACTTACCGATCCCATTCCTGTGGCTCCATTGCTTGTTCCTCCTCCAATAAATGATGCAATGTTCGCAGTTCCTGTGTTATTGTTATTTCCACCACAAACAGCATTATTAACTCCCGCAGCGTTGCCTGTTCCGCCGCCCACGAACCCTTGTTGGTTTGCAGTATTTCCGACGCCTCCACAAACAACACCATCGTCTGCCGTGACTGTGTTGTTCTGTCCTGCACCAATAAAGCTACGCACTCCAGTTGCGACTTGGGTATTGCTTGCGCGTAAAATTTGGAGATCAACTGCCCTTGCCCCGCGAGCATTTCCGCCAGTCGCAGTCCCATCTGGCTTCGGTCCAAGAATAAAAGCACCCGTGCCTTTCGGCGTGAGGACGAGGGCGGAGTTGGTCTGGCTATCGTTATTGCGGATAGCCACATTGTTCTGCGTGGCGGTAGTCTCGTCATCAATAATGATGGAGGAGTTCTGCACCACTCCTGTTCCAACATCTGCGCGGAGGACGGCATTATCCACAGCGCCAACTGATCCGCCGATTCCTGTGTTAGTAAGAGTGCCAGCAGAAAGCGATAGTCCTGTGCCTACAGAGATTTCTTCAACAGCGCCAGTTCCAGCCGTAGTGCGACCAAGGATGCGGTTGGTGGACATTGCCAGCTTGCTGACATCAATCGCTGCGGAGGCCGAGACATCAGAGTTTACGATTGTCGTAGCTGGACTTTGGAATACTCCATTAACAACCTTGACCACGCCAGTGCCTGTAACAGATGGCATGGTGCTGTGTGTGTGCGATGGGTATTGACCTCCGA